ACCATGCCCACACTGCTGCCAAAGTCTTTAACATCACCACCGTTATACATAGTACCAGTTGAGGTCATTGCTGCGCCGGCCGCTGCAAGACTGCCAAAAACATTTGTCATGCCGCGATCTGCAGCACTGCCCATGTCTGTAATACCTGCACCAAAATCTTTGTAATCTATACTAGACATAAAATCAGTAGCTTTGCGCAATTCTTTGGCATCTTTTAAGTGACCGTCAATTTGATTTAAAAAACTACCAAATGCTGCATGATTGGGTGTGCCGCCAAATCCCATACTAGCGTGAAAACTGTTTAGGCTAGACAATGCTGCGGTGGCTGCACCATAATTTGGGTCAAGCACGTTTCCTGTAATAGTAGTCAACGTAGCAATTACGTTAGCCACAGGTGCTGCCAGCGTAAGTGCTGTGCCATTTTTAATCCCTATCATTGCTGTCAGCGTAGCAGGGGTTAAAGAGGCAGCAGCCTGTCCTAAAGTGTTCTTTTGGTTTTCAGATATTACCGAGCCGGCTTGGCTAGTAACAAGGCTTATGTCATGTTCAGACATTAATTATTCCTAAGTAATAATACCACCAGCACTAGCAGGTGCAATACCTGTTGTAGTTTGGATATAGTGGTTCTCTACATTTTTAACTGTAGGTGCATGTATCATTACATGGCCTTTGTCGAGAGTTATACTCTTATTTAAGTCACTTGTGAATAGACTTTGCAGCAGACCTAACCCCTGTTGACTTGGCATTACTGTGCATGGTTTGCTTACTATGAAACTACCTGCATTTTCTTCAATAATTTTAGCAACAATTTCGTCACCGTTAACTAATTTAAAACTTACTACTGTATCTTTTGCGTAACCTTGTTTCTCAAGCATTTGTTGCTCCTATGCGTTCTTGAATTTGTTCAGCGTTTAATTTTGCTAAACCTTGATATCCACCTTCTACTAACAAACGACCATTGTTGTAGATCTGTGGGGCTGTGCGGTGACCCTCATTGATCAACCATTCACGTGCTTCTGGGTCTTCATCGATTTTAATTTCTTCGTAGGCAAACCCATTAGTCTTTAAGTAGTGTTTTGCTTGATCGCAAAACGGACAATTGTTTTTACTATATACTGTTAACATTTCTTCTCTCTTATAATTCTGGTAGTTCATCGTAGTTGATGCTGTCACCCATAACACCAATTACATAGTTTGTGCTTTCATTTTCTTGTAGGGCTGTTTGTTTTTTACTTGTGTCAGTATGTTTATTAAACCAAGGAATAGGCGTTGTTTTAGGCGCAGGCTGATTGTAACGTATGCCAATTTGTTTTAGTGCATCTACGGCTGTATAATCAACAAATTCCTTAAGAATATTCGCATTTAACCCAATAACTGGACCCATTTTGAACAGATAATCGGCCCAATCTTTCTCCTCCTTGATAACACTCAAGTACATTTGATATACTTCGTCCTCACATTCTGCTTTGATTGCAGCAAAGCGTGAGTCTTCTTTAACCACTTGGTTGATCAAGAACGCAGTCCATTCTTTATGTAGCAGTTCGTCCTGAAGTATTAATTGAATAATGTTACCATTACCAATAAAGATCTTATTCTCTACCATGGCTAAACTTGTAGCAAATGATACCATAAAGCGGAATGCTTCTAGGCCATAACTTGCATGTAGAGCCAACCAAATAGCTTTGATATGATCGCGCTCTTCAACTTTGTTCCCCAATTCCTTACGACAGTTAATTACATGTAACTTATCGTAATAGTTGCCAATAGTACTGGCCATGCTAACAATTTCTGCGGTGTCGTGAATTGTGTTAAACACATCTTTTGGCACGTTGTAAATGTTACGAATGATGTGACTGTAGCTCTTACTGTGAATGTTAGTTTCAAAGAAGCTCCAATTACTAATAAGTGCTTCCAGTTCTGGGATACTCACAACAGGACCAAACACCTGATTAGGTGCGCGGCCTTGCAGGCTGTCTAGGGCTGTTTGGCGTAATAGGTTACTGGTGAAGATATGTTTGATAGCATCACTGGCATCTTTAAAGTCACCAGCATCTTTGGTTAGACTAACTTCTTCAGGTTGCCAAAAGAAACCTCTGGCTGTTTGTTCAAAGTTGGCTACCTTGTTATACTTAACTTCCTCAAAGCGTTGGATAGTTACCGGACCCGCTGGGTCTAAAAACATCTTACGATTAAGATAGTCTGTTTTAGTACTTAAATTGTATTGTTGTTTACTCATAGTTTACATGCCTCGCAATCTTCGTCTGTTTCATCTGGTTGTGCAGCCAATGTTGGTGCAATTTCCGCATCTGCTTTTGCACCTTGTTTATTGATCAAGCTATAATAGAATGTCTTAATACCCCAGGCATGTGCCTGCATTAAGTTCTTAGCAATCAATGTAGTTGGTACTTTACGATCTGCCCAGTGTGCTGGATTGTAGAATGTGTTAGTACTAATTGATTGATCAACGTAGGCTGCAATAACAGCCGCAGTTTTTAAGTAGCCATCACAGTCTTTCTGTTCCCACATAAGTTGATAACGATTTTTAAGTTTGTTATACTCTGGAACTACCTGTATAAAGCTACCTGCCTTACTTTCTTTAACTGAGATTAAACTCATTGGCATTTCAATACCGTTAGTTGAGTTAATAACAACACTAGAGCTTTCAACTGGTGCTACTGCCATTAGTGTAGCATTACGTACACCATATGATCTCATGTCGCTACGTAGTTGTTCCCAATCTAGTTCACGTGATGGGGTAAAGTCTGCAAGTTCATTAACAGCTTTGGCACGACCTTCCCAAGGAAAGTAACCTTTACCATACCGAGTGTGTTCGCTGTGTAAGCAAGCACCGCGTTCTTTAGCCAATTCAACTGTGGCTTCTGTTAGATAAAATGCTTGATGTTCCATCCAGCTTTTAACTTCTTGCAGTGCATCTGCTTCACCATAGCGTAAGTTTTTCTTAGCATGCCAATAAGCAAGATTAGTAATACCAATACCCAAAGGTTGTATTTCATCGTTACTTAGTTTACTTTGTATGCTTAGGAAATCTTGATAGTCTAAGATGTTACATAAGCTACGTTGTAAGATACGACAAGCACGTTTCATGTCTTCTGGATTGCGGAAAGCACCCCAATTTATACTACCGAGTGTACACAGGGCAATGCGACCATTGGCGTCATCTAAGCGTTTGAAACTCTTAGTGGGTAGTAAAATCTCGCAACACAGATTACTTTGATAAATTGTGTGATATTCTGGGTCAAATGGACCTTGATTCATAACGTTGTCAATAAACACAAGATAGATACGACCAGTATCTGTACGTTCTTTTAGTATGCCGCTTTTAAATACTTCTTCAGCTGACATTACTTTCTTACGTAGACCTTTTTGTTTTTCATACTTAACATACAGTTCTTCGAAGCGTTCTGTATTTTTATAAAATGCTTCATACAGGTCAGGTACTTCGTTAGGATCAAAGAACGTAATGTTTTCTTTGTTCTTAAATCTGCGCCAGAACATAGCGTTCAGCACAACACCATAGTCCATATGACGTACACGTGTTTCTTCTGTACCTTGATTATTTTTAAGTACAATTAAATCATCGAACTGGTGATGCCAGATCGGGTAGAACACAGTTGCACTTGCATTACGTATACCACCTTGACTACAACTACGTAGATCACCAAACCATTTCTTTAGGAAAGGTATCATACCTGTGTGCATGATCTCACCGCCACGTATGGGTGAGCCAAGACTGCGCAATCTACCAATCTCTAAACCAATGCCAGCACGCTTACTAGCATACTTGGCCATCATTTCTCCGCTAGCAAATATACTATCCAAGTCGTCATCACTGCGAATAAGCACGCAAGAACTGAATTGTTTTGTCGGTGTGCCGAGTCCAGCAAGCACAGGAGTGGCAAGAGTAAACAAACCATCACTAGACGCATTGTAGTATTCCTTGATGTATTTTAAACGCTGGCTAGGATTCTCATTGTGGAATACTGTAGCTGCCGCTACCATGTAACGGATTTGTGGCGTTTCGTAAATTTCTTTAGTAGCACGATTGCGTACTAGATATTTTTCAATTAGTTGCTCAATGGCAGCGTATGAATATTCTTCATCTTTAGTATGGTCAAGCAGGTCGTTCATACGATCCCACTCTTCCTCAGTGTACCATTGTAGAAGTTCTGGAGTATAGAGGCCAACTCCAATGTTCTTCTTAACAATTTCTAATAGATGCGGAACTTGATAGTCACCGTAGACATCTTTACGCAGCATACTCAGACGTTGTTTGCCTGCTACGTATTGATAGTTAACGTGCCCAACATCCGGGTCGTGTTCAATGTCAATCAAGTCTACAATAGCACGTAGAGTTAATTCATCAATTTCACGTGTACTAATTCCATCGTAAAAGTGTGGTTGTGCTTTGATCTCAATCATCGACTGACTTACATCAGCAATTCCTGCACACACTTTACTTACTTGGGCTTGCCATT